CGTTTGAGTAAGGAGAACCAGCAAGTTGAAATCCGTCTATTTTATGATGAGCGCGGTCTTGATCGCTATTATGGTCTTCTGGAACTCGGGGAACTCGGCGGACTCTGGAAGAATGTTGCGGGGCGTTATGAAATGGATGGTAAGAAAATTTACGCAAAGGAAATCTTAAAGAATCCTGATCAGTATTTTACCGAAGAAGTAATGGAAAAACTGGATGTGATTGCTAAAGGCGAATTCTCTTATGGATGAACTTCAAGATTTCATTCATATCTACGAAAATGCTCTTGAACCTGATATATGCAACTTTCTAATTAGTTTATTTGACCAGGTTCCTGACGAACAAGAGCGTTATGAGAACGATGGAAAACCTAACTTCACTCAATTCAATTTCACAGAAAATCATGAATTGGCACCAGAAGTTAATCAAGTTCATAACTATATTATCAAAAAGATTTTTGAATATCGTGATAAGTATTATGAGTTTGTAGATAAGCGTGTATTTCCAGAAGAACACGCTCTAGAACAATTTCGTATTAAAAAATACGAACCAAATGGTGTAGATCAGTTTGATACCCATGTAGATGTGGTAGACTATGGGACCGCCCGTAGATTTTTATCATTTATATGGTATTTGAATGATGTTGAAAGTGGTGGTCAAACTATTTTCAAAGATGTTCAAATTCAACCAAAACAGGGAACTTTGATTATGTTTCCTCCGCTTTGGATGTTCCCTCATAAGGGCGAACCTCCTACCAGTGGTCCAAAGTATATTATGAGTGCCTATTTGCATTATAAGTAATGGAACGACTTGAACTTACAATTTTAAGAAACCTGATATTCAATGAAGATTATTCCAGAAAAGTCATACCTTTTATACAACCAGATTATTTTGAGCAAAGATCCGAAAAGGTTGTATTTGAGGAAATTGTTAAGTTCATTGTTAAATATGGATCAGCAATTACAACAGAAGCACTTGCGATTGAGATAGAAAATCGCACAGACCTTAATGAGTCTGAAATTAAAGAGATTCGGGAACTCAATTCTGGATTTCATAATGGTGTTGTGGAACAACAATGGTTGCTTGATACTACTGAAAAGTGGTGTCGTGACCGTGCCATCTACTTGGCACTTATGGAGTCAATTCATATTGCTGATGGTAATAATGATAAGAAGAATCGTGATGCGATTCCAAACATTCTTTCTGATGCTCTAGCAGTATCGTTTGATAATAATATCGGACACGATTATCTTCAGAACTATGAGGAGCGTTATGAATTTTACCACCGTAAAGAAGATAAAATCGAGTTTGACCTGGAATATTTCAACAAAATCACTAAAGGTGGTTTACCTAACAAGACTCTCAATATTGCTCTCGCTGGAACGGGTGTTGGGAAATCACTGTTNATGTGTCATGTGGCTAGCGCCGCCTTGNTACAGGGTAGGAATGTACTCTATATCACTCTTGAAATGGCGGAAGAGCGAATTGCAGAAAGAATTGACGCAAACCTTCTCAATGTCCCGATTCAACAACTGGTTGATTTACCGCGCCAAATGTTTGAAACGAAAGTAAATAGTATTGCGAAGAAGACACAAGGTTCTTTAGTCATCAAAGAGTATCCGACTGCTTCCGCACATTCAGGACACTTTAAGGCACTTCTCAATGAACTTGCTCTTAAGAAATCATTCAGACCTGATATTATTTTCATTGACTACCTTAATATTTGTGCTTCCTCTAGGCATAAGGCAAACAGCTCTATCAATTCTTATTCATATATCAAGTCAATTGCAGAAGAACTTCGCGGTTTGGCAGTGGAATTCAATGTTCCCATTGTCTCTGCTACCCAGACTACCCGCAGTGGTTATGGGAACTCTGATGTTGAACTTACTGATACTTCTGAATCCTTTGGTCTCCCTGCTACTGCTGATCTTATGTTTGCCCTTATTAGCACTGAAGAGCTTGAGCAGTTGGGACAGATTATGGTGAAGCAATTAAAGAACCGATACAATGACCCCACAATCTTTAAGCGTTTTATTGTGGGTATTGACCGTGCTAAGATGAGATTGTATGATTGTGAGCAGTCAGCACAACAAGACATACTTGACTCTGGACAAGAAGAGGAGTATAATTACGAAGAAAAGAAACCAAAAAAATCATTTGAAGGATTTAAATTTTCATGACGCAACGAGTTGATTTTGATAAATACCAAAACTTTGTAGATGCTGTCACTTCTGACGCATCCAAAGATTTTCTTGCTCTGTCTGACCGTATGGTTCAGTTGGATGAGAAAGGTGCCAATATTGAGCGTCTTCTGACCGCTGCCGTTGGTATCAATGCCGAAGGTGGTGAGTTTATGGAGATTGTGAAGAAAATGGTTTTTCAGGGTAAGTCCTGGAATGAAGAAACCCGCACTCACCTGATTAAAGAACTTGGTGATACTCTGTGGTATATTGCACAAGCTTGTATTGCTCTGGAAGTTTCCTTTGATGAGGTTGTTCAGACCAATATTGATAAACTGATGAAGCGTTATCCTGACGGTTTCTTTGATGTTTATTATAGTGAAAATCGTGAAGAAGGAGACATCTGATGGCTAAATCTGTATCTGTAAAAATCGATATTCGTGCTGCCGCAGCAGTTCGTCAAGTTCTATTTGATGCACAAAAAGGATACACTTATGATGAATTGAGTGTTCCTCCTCGTGTTGCTGATATTCGCAATGTGATTGCAGACCTTGACGAAAAGATTGGTTCTGCAGTAGAATGAACAAATAACCCTTCGGGGTTTTCGGGGAATTAGCTCAGTTGGTAGAGCGCCTGCTTTGCAAGCAGGATGTCAGCGGTTCGAGTCCGCTATTCTCCACTTTGCCCAAATGGTAAAATTAGTAGTATTTTGTATAAATAATACAGCGTGTCTACCAATTATGAGAAAAGACCTTGACGACAAAAAAGAATACATAATAGAATCTTTATTGTCTGGAGTATCACCAACTCAATTATGTTTAGAATTAAATTGTAAACCAGATACTTTACGAGCAAGATATAAAAAATGGATTCCCGATTACAAACCAGATTATACTAATAAAATTAGGCAATATGGTGGATATAATAAATGGAAAACACTTTTAGAATATACTTCTTTAAAAGGTAAATCTTGTAAGCGTGAAATTCTATATAGATTATTAATAGAAGAAATAGGTAATACTTGTTTTGAATGTGGCATTCCTTCTACTTGGAACGGAAAACCATTAAGATTACAAGTTGACCATATTAACGGTCAACCATATGATAACAGACCCGACAACTTAAGATTATTATGTCCTAATTGTCATACACAAACTAATACATTCTCAAATAGAAATTGTTTAGCTCCAGTGGTGGAACGGTAGACACAGCGGACTTAGAATCCGCCGCCTTAAAAAGCGTGGAAGTTCAAATCTTCTCTGGAGCATTGTCGATATAGGTTCAAGTCCTCTTTTGGGCACTAAATACTTCAAAAAGTCTTATGGCGGAAAAAATATCAGCTAATAGAGGTGATTTGTTTGAAGTTTTTTTTGCTGCTGCTGTTGCCGCTAGATTTGTAAAAAGAGCAAAAACAAAATCTTCTAAGACTCTACCGACAGTTACTGGTTCGGATGTTGATACTGTATTGACGGAAATGATGAAGAAGGGATATGTTAAGCAAGTTAATGATGTTGGTAGTGCTGTAATTGATACAGTGTCCGTATCTGTATCCGTTCCTAAAAAGGCACAAGATTTTTTGTCTGATAGAACAAATTGGGCAAAAGTTTCTGATTTAAAAAATGGCGCAGTATCCTTTGTAAATTCACATAGTAGACTTAATGCACAAGCAAGAGGTCTTTCTATCAATGCCCGTGAAGATTTTATTCGAGTAACTGCTGCTGGAACAGAAGACCAAAAAGGAACAAAAGCAGATGTTAAGATAGAAGTTAATTCTCCAACAAATCCAGATAAAAGATTTAGGAATATTGATTACTCATTAAAAGTTGATGGTGGTGAGCAATTTCACCAAGTATCTGGTCAGGGATTTGATAAATTTTTGAATATCTTTAGTGAAATGGGATTAGATGTTTCCCCAGTTGCTAATAATTATCAGAACTTTATTGATGAATTTTTTGATAAAGAAGTATTCACAAAAAAATATGCCTCTAGAGATAACGCAAAAGAAACTGGAGGTGGTGAATATCTTAAAAAGGCAGCAAGACTTGTTTATGCTTATGCCGCTAAAAAGTTAAACGAAGGATTAGATACCCCAGATAGAACTGATACTAAAGTAAAGTTTGCTGATTATATTATCTACGGTCTTTCTAGAAATGTTAATACCGAACTTGTTAAATTTACTGGAGATGGTAGAGTCAAAACAAGAGTTGCCGACCGTCAGTTTAGGGATATTCTTGCAAACGCTAGATATAATGCTAGAATAAATGCATCGGGAGACCCAAAAATTGAAATCTATCGTTCAAATTCTGATGGAACAAAATTATCTGGAAATAGTAATTTGATTATTCAGATACGATATAAAATGGAAGTTGCAAGTTCAACTACTGCAGCAGGAAAAATGTACAGATTTTATCCAAGAAATTATTTGGAAGCACAACCTGGAATGTTTTTGATATGAAAGACCTTCAAGCATTCCTTAACAATGTTCTTGATATTTTTACAACCAAAAAGTCAAGACCAAAAGATGTTTTCAACGATTTTATCAAGTATTTTTACTTTGCACTTGATAAGGAAATTAAATCTAATAAATCAGATTTGTTAAAGAATAAATATATTAAGATTAGAAAGAATGGTCTTAATTACATTATTGCAAACGAAAAATCAATAATGTTGGACATTTGTAATAGAATTAAAAAATAAGAATGAAAAGTTTTTTCCAGTTTATCTCTGAAGCATCTGCATCTCAACAAGCTCAGCGTCTTGGTCTTGTTGGCGACGGGCACGGTGGATGGTATGATAGGCAAGGAGAGTTTGTAGCAAAAACTGAAAGGGGTCAACTCAAGTTTTATAATAAGCGTCAGAAAGTTGGGCAGAAAGACGGACCACAAACTGAAAAGGAAAAAACAATTGCATCACCTGGGTATAATGATCCAGCACTCGCTCAACAGCAAGCAGCACAACAACAAGCACCTGCACCTGAACAACAAGCAGCAGCACAAGAACAACCACCTGCACAATATCTTCCAGTTCCCAAAACAAAAGGAACTCTTACTATTGCTTTTGGTCGTTTTAATCCTCCAACAATTGGGCACCAACAACTAATGGATGTTGCAGCACAAGCAGCGTCTCAGGACAAAGATGGGCAATATTTAATCTTCCCTTCAAGAAGTCAGGATAAGAAAAAGAATCCTCTTGATCCTGATACAAAGATTGCTTATATGCAGAAGTTTTATCCAAATCACGCCGGTAATATTGTAAACGACGCTAATACTAAAACTATTTTTGATGTCTTAAAGATGGCACATAATAATGGTTATGCTGGTGTAAGAATTATTGGTGGTGCTGATAGAGTTAAAGAATTTGAAAAACTTTCTGGTCAATATAATGGACAACTTTATAACTTTGATAATATTGAAGTAGTTTCTGCTGGTGATAGAGATCCTGATGCGAAAGGTGTTGAAGGAATGTCTGCATCGAGAATGAGACTTGCTGCAGCAGAAGGAGACTTTAAAACTTTCCGTTCAGGTCTTCCTCCAGAAGTTAAACCAGCAGAAGCAAAAGAACTCTTTAATATTCTTCGCGGTGCGATGAGTGTGAAAGAAGGTTGGGATATTTGGGAGATTGCACCTAAGTTTGATTTCCAAACTCTTCGTGAAAATTATCTCACAGAATCAATCTTTAGAATTGGTCAGTTGGTAGAAAATCTCAACACAGGAATGGTTGGTCGTATCATTCGTCGTGGAACCAACTATTTGATTTGTGTAACTGAATCGGGTATGATGTTTAAGTCTTGGATTAAAGATTTGTCCGAATATACTGAAGTCAAGATGGATAGAATGTATAGATCTCCAGGAAAACCAAATACTCTTACTGGAACTTTGGGTGCTTTTAAGTATGCTGCAAAGCAAACTCCAGGAGCAATTGGAACTGGTAAAGAGAATTTACAACCAGGTGGAATTGCATACGGTGTTAATTTCATAAATAAGTATAGAAAAGATAAGAAGTAAAAGTTTTCTCATGAAAAAACATATTGCTGAAGAGCTTCCAGCAAGAAAACACGCTCCTGCTGCCGCAGCTTCTGCTGGCAAAGATAAGAAGGAAGCTGGTGGAAAGTCTCCAGAGAAGAGAGTAAAGCAAGCGATTTATGATATTCGCTATCGTGCTAGGAGAGAGGAACTGTCTCTTCAGCAAGCATATTCTCAATATATGAACAATAGTAATATGCCTCAGCAAGAAAAGGCTATGGTAAGAGCAAAACTTTTTGGTAAAGGTGGTATGCAAGCAGAAGATTTCAATATTGAAGAGTTTGCATCTACTAGTGTTGCAAATGCACTTTATAAAGTATTTGTAGAAGGAGTTCAGAAAGAAGAAGAACCAATTCGTCTGACCTATATGGAGAAGATGGAGACTGCCGAGCACAGAAAATATAAGGTAAGAGTAACTGGTAAAGATGGTCGTTCTTATGTAAGAATGGCTGACCGTCAAAAGATTTCGGAACTTCGTGCAAATCCAAATATTAAAGAAGTTGAGATGACTGGATATGGTGAACCTTATGAAGGTGAGAGAACCAAAGGTGAGCAAACTGCAAAAGCAAAGCGTGGTGAGAAATTAGACCCTGTTGGCAAGGAAGATTCTGATGTTAATAATGATGGTAAAGTAAACAAAACTGATAAGTATCTGCAGCATCGCAGAGATGTTCGTGGTTCAGCAATTGCGACTCGTAAGGAAGAGTTTATTCACGAAGGTGAATCAGATAATCCTGATGCGAATGGAAAAAAAATTGATGTAATGAAAGGTAAGAATAAGGTTGTAATTGCGCCCACTCAAGGAAAGGCTTTGGTTGCTCACCATGAACTAGAAGGTGAAGTAATTACTGAGAAGGCAGTAAGTCAGGCTCAGCAAAAGTTTATGGGAATGGTCTATGCTGCTAAAAAGGGAGGAAAACCAGCATCTCCTGAAGTTGCAAAAGCAGCAGAAGGAATGAGCAAGAAAGAAGCAAAGAAATTTGCAAAGACTAAGCACGAAGGACTTCCAGTTCATAAAGAAGAATCTGAGTGTGGTATGGATGAAAAACCAAAACTCAAGAAGAGTGAAGGTGGTGAAGAAGATTCTAGAGCAATTCCAACGAAAGTAAATCTTGTTAAGAACAAATTGAGGGCGATGGGTCTCAAGATGGACTATGAACCAGAAGGTGAAGTTCTTGACGAGAGAAGAAGAGAAGAAAAAGGAACTCCAAGAGCTCCTAGAGATAAAGCACTTGAGATTGTAAAGGGGTCTATGCGTAAAATGCAAGGAACTCCAAAGGGTC